TATCGAGCGTATGGCTTAGACCATATTTTTAAGTCAGAGCCTAAAAAAATGACATTCCCTAAAACAAAAAGACGTAAAAAAAAGAGTGATACTAATTTACCAGACACAGAGCAACAAGGTAGCGTTGACACTAACGGAGAAAACGACGATAAGTAACCCTTATTATTTGTTCTCTTTTAAGAACGTGCAGACTAATCTAGTTAAGAACTTCTTATCTACTGACACCTCATGTGCAACAACTAGGTATAACCTTTTTACAATAGTTGAGGGTACAGACGTAGAGCTTAACGACACTGGTCAATGGACATATATCATATATGCACAAACAAGTTCAAATAATACAGACCCTAGTTTGGCGGATGAAATAGTAGAAACTGGTAGAGTTTTGGTTGTAGATCCGACTGCTTCAAGTGACGTAGATTATACAGCCTTAGACAACAATATAGATATTCAATATACACCTGAATAATGAGTGAAGAAAATCAAAATAAGCCGATATTCATACAGTTAAAAGCTTGTGACATTCCAGAGTTCAAGGAATTAAAGAATAGTGAATGGGTGCAATTTGGGCATGATAATTTGTATCCGCAGCGTTTAATTGAGCTTTATGACCGTTCAGCTACTCACAACAGTATAATTACAGGCAAGGTTCATTATATCGCAGGAGAGGGGCTTAGAGTAGATGACGCTAAAGTAAAGAATGTCCAAGACGTAGCCGAAATACAAGGCATGATAAAAAAGGCTAATCCAGACGAGGGCTTAGAAAGTATCATGTTGAAAGCAGCGTTAGACTTTGAGTTATTTAATATCATAGCACTAGAGGTAATATGGAAGCCTAACGGCAAGTTTGATTTATACCATGTAGACGCTAGTAAGATAAGAGTATCTAAAGACGGTGAGGAGTTTGCTTATTCACCCGATTGGACAAAGCACTACAAAGGAACTGATAAGGATATAGAAGCAGGATTTAAGACATTTGCTAAGTATAATCCTGAAACTAAAAAAGGTAGTCAATTATACTATCATGTTCAGCACAGAGCAGGTAAAGAACACTACACATTACCAGAGTACGTGGGTGCAGTTCCTTATATTGAGATAGATTATAGAATTGCAGACTACCACTTAAACAACTTGCACAACGGATTCCAAGCTGGCAATATGATTATCTTTAGCGGTCAATATCCAGGTGACGCAACAGCTAAAAAAATAGAGAAAGACTTTGCACGTAAGTTTCAAGGTACGGATGCAAAACAAGGCGGAGGCGTAATATTACAATGGCAACAAGAGGGAGAAGGTGAGACAAGGGTAGAATCTTTAATGCCTAACAACTTTGATAAACAGTTCATGCAACTTCTAGACCAGACTAGAAACATGATATTTACAGGTCATCGTGTGGTATCGCCAAATCTTTTTGGAGTTGAGACAGACCAACCATTCGGGAATAGAACGGAGATAGTAGAGAAGATGGAAGTATTCCAAAGTACTTACGTTTCTTCACGTCAAAGAATCTTAAACGGTGTTATATCAGACCTATATAATACAGATGCGGTTTACTTAGATAGAGTTGATCCGATTACAGAGCAATTTAGTGAAACGGCTGTTATTCAAATTGCAACAGCACTAGGAAGTGAGTACCTAAGCCAATTAGCAGAAAAAGCAGGACTTGAGGTTAAAAGTGAAACCGTAACACAAACGGTTACCCAAATGTCTAAAGATGACAAGGAAGAAGAACTACTATTTAGTTTACTAGAGAAAATGGGTAGACCTGCTAAAGGGATAAAGTGTAAATACTCAAAAGAGTTAGATTTTAGTGGTGACGAGGTCAACATAGATGAGGATTCTTTTAGAATGAACTTTGAAGTCACTGATTTTGATAAGCAAGTATTAGGCGTTTTAAAGAACAATCCTACCATCACAGCAGATAGTATAGCGGAGGCTTTGAATACGGACTTAAAAACGGTTGCAGAGAGCTTAAATAGATTAGCAAACGAGGGGCTAATAGACGTAAAGGAGATAGATATACCTGATGAAATACCAAGCGACACAGAAGAACCATCTAGAGAATTAACAGAAGAGGGTGAAAAGCAAGCAGCAACAGTAGACTTTGAAATAGTTTATAGATATGTAAAGAGGGCAAGTGCAAGTGGTGGAGATATTATACCAGGAAGTAGAGACTTTTGCAGAAGATTAATAGCACTAAACAGAGTTTACACAAAGGCAGATATAGACCAAATGAGCGCAATAGTAGGGCATAACGTATTTTTAAGACGTGGTGGCTTCTGGAATAGAGACGGTGTAATATCACCAAGTTGCAGACACGTCTGGAGGCAAGAACTAATAGAGAAACAATAAGACATGGCATTTACTTATTTAATATCAGAGAATTTTGTAAAGGAACGCACAGCCTTAGATGGTAATGTAGATGAGTCTATTATTAGACCTTTGATAAGGGATGCACAAGAGTTATACATAGTTCCAATTTTGGGAACTGATTTATACAATAAACTGATAAGCGACGTAGATGCGTATGTTAGTTCTAGCACACCTATTCCAGAGCCGTATAAGACGCTTTTAAATAGTTATGTAGTGAATGTATTACTGTTTAGGGTAATGATTGATGTAGCAGACTTTATAACGCTTAAAATGCGTAACAATGGTGTTATCAAACAGGGCAATGAAGGAGGCCAGACTGTAAGTTTACAAGAGATACAAAGGTTAAGCGATAAGTACGAAGCAAAGGCAACAGCATGGGAGTATAGATTAAACTATTATCTAAGTCAAAAGTGTGATGACTTTCCAGAGTATACAGAGAATGATGATGATGGAGATATTCACCCAGATAAAACGCATCATGTAAACGGTATCTATTTAGGATGAGTAAAAAATACATAGGCAAAAAAGAAATTAAGGAAAAGGTAGATAAGTACTACACAGAAAAGTATGGTAAGTCTAAATCAGATAGTAAACAGAATACAGGCAATAGCTGACCAACACTATCAAGTTAAGTCATTTGCAAGTGGTAATGTATCACAGGCTTTTGAGAAAGATAGTTTAGATAGGTTGTTATATCCTAGAGTATTTCTAAATCAATTAGGCGCAACTTCTACGGGTGGAAGTTTGTATTACAACTTTGAGTTAATAATTACAGACTTAGTAGATAAAGATAGAGGTAACGAGCAGGAAGTAAAGAGCGACTGTATGCAGATAGCAACGGATATTGTGTGGTTAATAGAGAGACCAGAATATTTAGGAATGGATGGGGATGCATTCTTTCAGCCTAGTCAAACAGTTAACTATGGTTTTCTAAGTGAAGATTATTCCGATAGAGTATCGGGAGTAGTAGCAAACATACAAATAAAACAAGGATTTAATTACGATAGGTGCATAACACCCATAACAGCAAATTGTTAAACAAATAAATAAAAAGAAATGGACGGAAACCCAAACGCAAGAATGGCAGCAAAAAACGGAACATACACCGTTAATGATACAAGCGAAGCATCAAAGAAATTCACTAGCCTTTACGTTAGTTCAGATGCAGTTATTTCAAGCCTTAAAGACGAAAGTGGTAGTGATGTAAAAGAAAACTACATTAGTACACCTTTAACAGCAGTAAGCGCAGGTACTGTTATCACTTCAACTGGTGATGACTACTTTAGCGCAGTAACTTTAGCAAGTGGTGAAGTAACTTTGATATTACGTTAATATGTACGGCTACGGATTGGGATATAGAAATAGCCGAAGTGGTAAGACTAACGCTTTTACTAAATCTGACTGCTCTTACTATTTTGACGGCAGTAATAACTACCTAGACATGGGGAAGGCTGCACAGTCTTTATTGTTAGGGTCTAATAAGCAATGGTCTATTAGGATATTATTTAGACCTTTAACGGGGTCAAAAAATTGCTTTGGTTTATCTATATGGAACACAACGGGGCAGCAAAGGGCAGTATCTCTAAATTTAGACTCTAATACTGGGGGAGGTAATAAATTGTTTTTAGGTTTCAGTTCTAGTGGTTCGTCAGTAGACGGGAACTTCACAAGCACAGGAACAATAAATGACAACGACTGGAATGATGTTGTAATAACTTATGATGCAGGCTCAGTGAATGTTTATTTAAATGGCGTGTCATTTGCAGGAACATCTACTACAATACCAACAACAATTTTTTCCAGTTCAGCTAATACATTAATAGGGGCTGTTAATGCAGGAAATAATGTTAATGAAGCGTCATATATCAATATGGTTAGTATAGCAAATGAGATATGGACAGTAACAGATGCAGCTAATATGTGGAACAATGGAACACCAAGATTAGCAAGTGAAGTAGCAAGCGATGTAGTAAATGAATGGTACTTTGATACTGACACATTTGATGGCACAAACTTTACTGTTATTGACACAGTTGGCAGTGATAATGGAACGTCAAGCGGTATGATTAGTAGTGATAAAGATTGTAACGAAAACCCATACTAAATGAGTTATCCAAACAGAATATACATATTAGCAGGGCAGTCATGGATGAAAGGTCAATTCAACGGAGTAAACGATATACCAGCCCCATATAAAGACGTTTATCAACTTAACAGCAGAATATGGACTGGAAGCAATTTTGTGGCTATTAATTCATCACTAAACAACAATCAATACATATACCAAGATAACGGGGCAAGTATGGAAATGTTTATGACTGATATTGCAACATCATTAAATAACGACATTTATATACTCAAGTTAGCAAAAGGTGGTGCAGGTTTAGCATTAGACATTGCAGAAGAAGACTGGAACGTAGGGTCAACAGAAGAGCTTTATGATACATTAGTAACCATGATTTCAGGTGCTAAAACATGGATGACAGACAGAGGTAAGTCTTATGTTTTTAAAGGTATAGTATGGTGGCAAGGTGAAGAAGATAGTATCTGGGAAACTAAGGCGGATGATTATGGTACAAACTTAGGAGGCTTCTATAATAATTTATGTCTTGAAATAGGCTACACAGTTCCAATATATCAATACAATGTTCAAGAACCACCATCAGGCAATAGAGATTATAGAGCAACGGTTAACGACTTTAAGGCATCCTTTACGGCGGCAGATACAGAAAACAGGAAACTATTTGATGCAGACGTTACAAGCTGGAATCCCGATAACATTCACCCAACATTAGCTGAATATAAGAGGATGTTTGATGAGGAAGTAAAGCCTTTAATAATAGCAGATTTATAGTGAAAGACATAATAAACAAATGGATGCAGCAGTACAAACATTAATAGAATTAGGCGCAGTAGGCGCAATTCTTGTAGTGGTTCTAATTTACTTGTTTAAGTTGACCAAGATGCACAACGAGGAAAGGGATAAGTGGCGTCAAGATAATAACCGTCACGTTGAGAAGTTTAGCGATATAGTCGAAAAGAACACCGACGCAATGAGTAAGCTGAATACTAACATTGAAATCTTAAAAGACAGAGTATGATTGATAGACTTTTTAAGAGTGGCTTAATTACCACTATAATAGGATTAATAATAATACTTATAGCAGTATTAACTTGGGTGTTTAAAGCGGATGTAGCAGCAAGCGAAACGGCTATTATTGCAGGTATAGGAACTGGACTATTGTTTGTAAAGGATAAACACGTAGGGCTTAAACGATGAATATCCCAAAAGTAAATAGAGATATTAAGTATCTTATTATTCATTGTGCCTACACTAAGCGTTCTATGGATATAGATGTAAACGATGTACGTAAATGGCACAAAGCTAAAGGATGGCGAGATGTTGGTTACAATTTTTATATAAAGTTTGACGGAACCATACAACAAGGGCGAGATTTATTATACACTGGCGCACATACTTTAGGACATAACCACGATTCAATAGGTGTTTGTTTAGAAGGGGGTATGTCAGAGCAAGGGAAACCACAAGACACGTTAACAGTTGACCAGTGGAAGTCAGTTATCAAAATATATTTAGAAGCCGTTAAAACGTATCCTAACATACTTTTAGCTGGGCATAATCAATTTAATAACAAACCATGCCCATGTTTTGATGTAAGGGAGTATGCAGATAAACACAACATACCATGTATATACGAACAGCCATTTGGTGTATAATATTAATCTTAGCGTCTTGCACCCCTCAGAAGCGTTTGAATAGGCTTGTTAAGAAACACCCTGAACTAATCAAAGTAGATACACTAAGTGTTCACGATACTATACATATTGAAACTATTAAAGCAGACACAGTCTTTAAAGACACTACTTTCCTTAGATTACTTAGAGACACTATTACTGTGGTTAATGATAGACTTACTATTAAGCAATATTATCATAGAGATAGCATATTCATACAAGGTGAGTGTAAAGGCGATACTTTAATAAGGGAAATAAGAGTACCTTACAAGTATATCCAACCCGTAACTAAGGTAAAAACACCTGCTTATATGGTAATAGTTTTGGTTGGTTTAATAATTATTCTTATATTGCTAGGCATAAAATCACTTAGAGAGTGAAAAGCACACCCATAAAAAGACTTTACTACGACTTAGAAATGAGTCAAGCAATCGCTAAGTTATGGGGTTCAGGCAAACAATACGTACACGCATCACAGATAATAGAACCACAGAAAATTATATCTTTTCATTGGTCGTGGGAGTTTGAGGATGAAGTACACAATATTGACTGGGGTTTAAATAAACAATGCG